CACCGCGCTCCTTCAATTGATTCAGGGGTCGGCCGGGTCGTTCCGGGTGACGCGCATGACGGCGATGCAGGTTCCCGCCGTAGTCGATGCGTTGAAAACTTACGCGCACACGATCTCTGCGTTTGGGTTGCGCCAGTACCGCTATGACGAGCCCGTGGAGACTGCCGCATTCCTCAACACCCCGAGCCCGTACCTACCGTATTCGGCCGTCATCCAACGCACCGTCACCGACCTCCTGTTGTGGGATCGGGCGTATTGGTACGTCAGCAAGAGGACTTGGGACAACTTCCCGGCCGAGGTGCAGGTGATGCGCGTCGAGGATGTGTCCGATTCGACGCAGCATCAAACGACCGGCATCGACCCGAACGCGTACCCACCCGTGGACCCGTTCTATTGGCTTGGCAACACCATTCCGGCCCGGGACGTCATCAAGTTCTACGGTGACGGCATGGGCGGATGGTTAAGCAACGGCGCCACCGCCATCAACACGGCCGCCGCCCTTGAGGCTGCCACCCTCAACTATTCCGAATATCCGATGCCCACGGTCATCTTGAAAAACACGGGGGCCGACCTCCCGGCCGCTCAGGTTGACCTTCTGCTCGATGCGTGGGAAGAGGCCCGAACCAACCGGGCTAGCGCGTACCTCAATAGCAGCATTGAGGCCAAAAACATGGGGTGGTCGGCGCGAGACCTGGCACTTGTCGAGGCCCGCAACGAATCCGCCATTCAGATAGCGCGCCTGGCTAACCTCGATCCGACTTGGGTTGGCGCGGCCGTCGCCGGGTCCTCGATGGTGTACTCAAACCGCGTGGACTTGTATCGCCAGTTGCTCGACATCTCACTCCGGCCAGTCATGGACAACATCACGCACCGGCTCTCGATGCCGGATGTCACACCAAGGGGCCACGCTGTCAGGTTCGACACCTCGGGATTCTTGCGAGGCAATGCCGCCGACCTCGGGGCCCTCGTGGCGCAACTCGTGCCGCTCGATGTCCTCACCCCCGACGAGGCCCGGCAAGTCATCGACCTCAACACCCTCGGACTCACCCCGACCTCGATCCCACAGTTAGGCGGATAGATGAGAACGACCACGAACACGGCCAGCGACCTTGTGCTTGAGATGCGTGAGGACTCAGCCAACGGTGACGTAATCGGCACGGGGTACGGCCGGGCCGTCCCCTACGGTGTCGAGACTGACCTAGGCGGATTGCGTGAGTCTTTCGGCCCCGGTGCGTTCGTCATTGAGGACGTGATCGGTAAGCCGCTCGCATACCGGCACGGTGAACCCATCGGTGTCATCACGGGCGCAACCAACGAGGCCGACGGCCTCTACATTGACTTTCAGATCGCCAACACGGCCCTAGGTCGTGACGCGGCAACACTCATCAGGACGGGCGCCAGCAAGGGCCTATCCGTTGGCTTCAACCCGCTCAAGTCCGCGTACAACCGTGCGAAGACTTCCGTCATCCACACCGCGGCCGCACTGGCCGAGGTGAGCATCACCCACCAACCGGCCTACGCAACGGCCGGTGTCTCATCAATCCGAGAGGAACAAATGTCAGTCGAGACCATCGAGGAGGCCACCCCGGTGGTCACCATCGACACCGAGGCCCGTGAGGCCATCGCCCAGGTGCGCCGTGAACTGGCGACCGTCGTCCACGTCGCCGAGCCCGCGCACCCTCTTGCGCAGTACCGCTCGTTTTCCGATTACCGCGTCGCGGTGTGGGAGGGCAAGGCCGAGTCCCGGGCCCTGTTCGATCAGATCACGTCCGATAACCCGGGCCTCATGCCGCCCGTGTGGATGCAGGAGATTCGCGGCATCGTCGATCTCGGCCGCCGTGCCATCACTGCCTTGTCCGGCCCGATGTCGCCCGGCGATTCCGGTATGACCGTTAACTGGCCTTACTTCGACGGGGACCTCCTTGACGTAGTAGCCGCGCAGGTAGACGAAAAGGATCAGGTCAACTCGGTCAAGATCGCATTTGAGAAGGGCGCGGCCGACCTCGCAACCTACGCGGCCGGGTCGGACATCTCCTTCCAGTTGCTCCAGCGCAGTAGCCCCTCGTACCTTGAGGGCCACAACCGCGTGATGCTTGCGTCATACGCGCAGATCACCGACCGGAAGTTCCTGTCCGACCTGTGGAACGACGGCACCGGAACCGAGGACTACGTGTTCTCCAGCGATACGACCGGCGCGGACTTCCGTGCGGCCGTGTTCTCTGCCTCCGTCAAGGTTGAGGACGCTACGGGAATGCCGGCTTCGGTCGTCCTCGTGTCGTCGGCCGTGTTTAAGAAGATCGGCGGATGGTCCTCGTTTTTCCCGTCCGTGTACGGGGTGCAGAACGTCTCCGGCACCGCGGACGCCCGGACACTGTCGGTCAACGTGAGCGGCCTCCCGGTCGTGCGCGCCCCATGGCTTGACACAAACGCGGCATACAACGCCGTGGTTACGAACTCGATGGCAGCGCGTTGGCTTGAGGCGGGCCCGTCGCTCGTGTCGGCCGACAACGTCGCCCAGTTGGGCCGTGACATCTCGATCTACGGCTACGGCGCCACCGCGGCATTCATCCCGGCCGGTGTCATCCGCGTCTACAACGCCCCGTAACCAAGAAGGCACCCGATGACACTCCTAGTGACCGGCCAAGAATTGGCAGACGTACTCGACCTGGACTACGCGCCGGGTGACGAGCCGTTCGACCAATTGGCGGAGGCCGCCCGGAATATCGTCGGGTCCATCATCACGAGCGCGGCACTCACGGCGGCCCCCCCCGCCTGCCGTGAGGCCGCGCTCTCGGTGGCAGTCGAGATGTTCCAGGCACGAACCTCGGCAGGTGGGCAAGCGGTATCCGTGGACTTCAGCGCGGGCCCCTACCGGCTCTCGTTGTGGATCACCAAACGTGTGCAGGCCCTCCTTGCCCCATACCTAGATGTCAAGGGGATGGTCGGGTGACTGCACTGACGACCGAGTCCCGTGGCCTTCTCGTCACCGCGCTTACGGGTCAAGGCTTCAAGGTTTACGGGACGGCCCCGGCCGTTCCCGTCACCCCGTCGGTCGTGATCGTGCCGGATGCTCCTTGGGTGACCCCGGAACGGGTCGGCGGCCGCCTCAACTACCGAGTGAGGTGGAAATTATTGGTCGTCATCAGCCCGAGGAAAAATGACGCAGCATCGGTAGACACCGAGAACGCCGTCGATCTCATCCTCGGGCTCATGCCATCCGGGTTCACCGTCGATCAGGTCGGGCCCCCGAGCCTTACCGACATCGGGGCGCAAGGCACTGTCGTCACCACTGAAATCAACGTTCAAGCCCACATGAAGGAGAGTTAGACATGCCCGCAACCTCGATTGCCGGGGCCGACTTCACCGTTACCGCCGGTGCCGTCGCCTACTCGGCGCAGGTCACCACCGGAACCGTCACCACCACGTCCACGATCACGCGCACACGGACCCTCGGCCCCGACAACGCGTTCACCCAGACCGACCTCATCTCGGCCATCAGTCTGTCGTTCCTCTATGACGAGGACACGGGTTGCTTCGATGCGCTTAACACCGTCGCTGTCTCCGGTGCGGGCATCGCTGTCACCATCACGGGCGGCGGCGGCACCTGGACGGGTTCGGCAATGTATGTCGAGTCAGTAGACACCACGTTTGACGCAACCGGCGTTGCCACTTGCTCGGCATCGCTCACCGGCGTTATCACGTTCGCATAACGAGACGGGGCAGCCATGTACGACAACTTGAATGTGTACCTCGATGGGTCAACGACACCGACGTTGGTTGAACCGATCACCGTCGATATCTGGACCTACAACGACCTAGCCGATAAGGCCAAGGCCAAACTGACCATGGCACCCATGCAACTGACCATTGCGTACTGCCAACTAGTGGACCCAACGCCGGCAAACCTTGAGGTCGTCCGCAAGTGGGCTCGGGAACATCGAGTCCAGGTTGAGGTGGCCGAGACGGTGGACCCTACACAGTCGGATCAATCCGACGGTTAATTGTGCAGGTCGCGCTGAGGATCGGTCGGCCGGTGCATGAGGTGCGAGAGTACGAACCGGCATTATTGGCGACGATCATCGAGGAGTTAAGTGGCGAAGATAGTTGAGTCATACGTCACCGGCCTCAATGAAGTACTGCGGGCATTCCGTAACCTGCCCAAGGAGGCCGGGCAAGAGCTTCGACTAGCGTCGGTGCAGATCGCCGACCGGCACATGGTCCCCGCGTGGCGTGATGCCGCCATAAAGCACGCAGGCCCGTGGGGTGATGCTATCGCCAAGAGCGTCCGCGCTAAACGGGACCGCGTCCCGGCCGTGTCTATCGGATTCCAGAAGAAGGCCGTGTCGGGTGGCGCGTCGTCCAACATGCTGCGCTACCCGGCCGACAAGGGCACACGAGGACGAGCCGGGCAGCGGGCCGCCGTGTTCGGTGATGGTGGGGATTGGATCGAACAGGTACGCCCTTACCAAGCCGATGCGCTACGTGAGTGGGGCCAAGCCGTTGACCGGATCGTCAGGAAATGGGATACGACGCCATGAGTAAGACGCTCACGATCTACCTAGCGGCCGACCTGCGGAAACTGAATAGCGGACTACGTGAGGCCCAGTCCGACATGGGCAGGTTCGAGCGCTCGATGACGAACCTAGGCAGCACGCTCGGCGGAATGCTTGGGCCTGCACTGCTCGGCGCCGCAGCGGCCGCCGGATACATGGCCGTCACCCTCGGGGTCGATGGGGTCAAGGCCGCCATGGAGGACGAAGCGGCCGCAGCCAAGTTGGCAAAGACCATGGAGAACCTCGGCCTAGCGCAGGACACGACCGCGGCCGAAGCCTCAATTGACGCCATGCCACGCCAGTTTGGAATCGCCGACGACCTGCTCAGACCGGCCATGGATCGCCTCATCCGAGCAACTGGCGACACGGCAAAAGCCAACGACCTACTAGCGCTATCCGCCGATGTGGCCGCCGGCACGGG